AAATAATTTTTGAATGTCAACTTTTGAAGCGGTAGGTTGAAAAGATTTAAAAGGGTCGGTCAAAGATAATTGATCAAACCTTGCACCAGGATTAGCCAAATCCGCAGATATACCTGCTCCAAAACCTTTTCCAGCCATAGCACTACTTGCACCACTGTAAATAGCACCTACTCCACCAGCCAAGGCTGCACTTTTAACCGCATCCCCTAGATCACCACCTTGCATAAGCGTTGAGATACCTGAACCTAAAGCTGCACCATAGATTGGCCCAAGAGGCGTGGCTGCTAATACCATTGGCAAAACTATTGGAGCGACTTTTTTAAGAGCTTTACCAACACCACTTAATGCTCTTGATACGCCTTTACCTATAGAGCTTATACCTTTTGATACACTTTTAAATAACTTTTTAAGAAAGAACTCAGGTAAACCTGTATCAGGATTTATACTGTTTTTCTTTGTTCCAACGACATATCTCTCTGGATCTTCAACGCCCAGCTCTTTTAGATGAGAAAAAATACTTTCTTTGAGTTCTGGATTATTTTCTATCAAGGCCCGTGGCACGATAAGCTCACCTGTTTCAAGGTGAGCAACAGTATCATCACCATAACGACCATAGGTCGCTATTTTCTTACCAACCTCTTTAAATTGTGCTATACCGCCCTTACCAAACTCTTGTTCAACCTCTTGGTTTTCTAAGGTCTGTAGCTCCTCATCCGTGTAAATAAAGTCAGCTATACCGCCAGATGGTATTTTTTCTTCCTTAATTGCCAGATCCATAGACAGATACTACCTCATTTTTTTTGTTAAGTCTATATTCCACTTATAGCACTTGTTGTTATTCTTGTCTTTGCAAATTCTTGTATACTTGCAACGACCGCTAATCTATCATTATGTGCTGCTTGAACTTTTAAAATTTCACCTTCATTAAGTACAAGATCTTTTGTTAACAATTCTACTGTTGTATTTGCTGAAACTGCTTTAGCTTTAAATATAGGCAAACTATCTATAAAGACATCAATTGTTGAGTCACTCCCACTATCATTTGATACCAGTATAGAACTAATAACTGACGCATTAAAATCTGCCTCTGTTGGTACAGTGTAAACACTTTGCAGTCCAGTGTTTGCTGTTGTTAAATCTACTGTTGCATTTCGTAAATTTTGCAAATATTGTGGTATACCGTTGACAAGCATCATCTTCTCCCATCTGGTCGCATATCAACACGAGGTGTGCCCAACTTGTACTTGACCCCAGTGCCTGTAGATTCTACTTTTAAAGCGAAAGAACGTCCTCGTACACGATAATCAATTTTATCTGTAAATTGTTCTACTGGAGTTGTTGTGCTTCGTGTTGTGTTGCTTGACTCTGATTGTAAAAAATTGCCACCGGCTGAGTTTTTAGCTTTAAGTGTAAATGAAACACTTGGGGTTGGATCAGTTGATCCATTAAAAGTAATGTCGGGTAACATTTGTTTTATAGATATAAATTTATCACCATCACTCATATCCATAGGCCCTGTCTCAATAAATGAAGTCATAGCAGAACCATCATCGTCGTTTGTTAATTCATGGTTATATAATAAAGAATTGCCTGTGGCTATTGGAAAGGTTCTAATTCCACGATCTATCCAAGCATCTCTGTTTAATGTTCCATAGTACCAAACTTTTTCGGTATAGTTATAAACAACATAAGCATTGACAGAAGAACTACCTGCTTTTGGGTAAAACCAAATAACCTCACTGAATTCTGAATTAACACCTACATGAACTTTATCTCTTTCATCAAAATTAAAATCTAAAAATACTTTATCTTTTACAGTGCATGGTAGCTGTTGTGTGCCCCCAGCATAAACATAAAAGGTATCAACACCCATCCAAAATACAATATCTTCAACCGCTACAGCAGAGGCTGGGCTCATGATTGTGATATTTTTCGATAATTCTTGCAAGCCAAAAGTAAAGGGCGGTCCAATAAATTTCATAGAGTGTAGCGTTTTGTTTGTAAACACAAGGAGTTGTTGTTTTGTTTCTACTGCCTGCATGAAAGTTGACCCACCACCAAGCCTTAAATCACCAGCTGTGTTTGTTGCAGTTGGAAACCAATCCACCGGATTTTCTTGTGAACTAAAACGTATTAAGAGTGGGTCTTGTATACCATTACCCTGCGGAGATGTAGATAATGCACCAAACCCATCGCAACCAAAAGCAATAACATGGCGATCTTGATCAGAAACTAAAACTTGTTTAGCTATAGTAGGTATACTTGATTTTCCAGTATAAAGAGAGGTATCGTTTAGTTCCTCTGCACGAGTACCAAGTCCAGTAGATTTATCCCAATAATATATAGCTCCATCTCTTGGATTTAAAATTAAATCTTCACCAAAGTTATCATGTGACCATGTCCTTATTTCAGCTCCGGGAGTCGTGATTGAGGATGCTTTACTCCATCCTACAAAATCATCAGTTGCCGTGGCATTGCCTTTTGCTAAACGAACAAGCGTTCCATCTGCATGAGCAGCAGCGACAGAAAAAGAATTTGTGTCTTGTGTAGAGCTAGACGTACCCACTGGATCAGTATTAGCGTTCAAACCAGTATGACCACGAACAACTGTTAAATCGTTAGTGGAAACACCAGAAACAAAAAGTAGTTCTTTTTCTATTATAATGATATCTCCTACGGCAATACCTGACCCACTCGCAACTGTAAGCGTTGTATCTGAGTTACTGAATGCACCACCCTCATTGATTGTTGTAGCTAATGCTCCGTCAGTCGTGCCACTCCATTGACCAGCACCCCACCCTGTACCGCCAACTGTGGCATCAAGACCTGTGTTTATTTGATATGTTCCCACTACACTTGATCCACCGTTACCAGTATCAGATGAATTAGCTGCTACACTTGACGTTATTGTATAAGAATTAGAACTTATGATAGATACAATTTGAAACTCTGCTTGTAAAACTGTTTGTGTAATATTACCACCTGATCCAAGACCATTAGAATCTACCCCAGAAAAAGTAACAAAATCATTTACATTAGCTCCGTGGGCATTATCTGTTACAGTAATAGTGGTTGAACCATTTGTTGCAGAAAAAGTAACCTCACCCGCAGAAGTTGGATCTTTTTCTGGAGTGATATCATTAAAAGTGCCACCTTCTTCTATGTAATATTTTAGGTGTGTGCCTATTCCAAGAAAATCAGAACCATCAAGAGCAACCCAATTATGTAGTCTTCTTGCAGACCCTAAATATGTATTAGCATTATGTTTTACCCATCCACCAAACTTTTCAGGAAATCCATTACGAAATCTAATTTTATCGCCATCGACATATCCTCCTTCATTACTGTAAGAGGTAACATCTGATACAATGCCTGGTCTAAATTTTAAACTTGTATATGCCATTAGAAAGCCTTTACCGATAATTGTCCAGTATAACTTTGTGCTGAAGTATTTACAGTTGCAGTTCCTTCATTCACACCTACTGATGATAAAGGGGCTCCGCTATCATTAGTTGCTGGAAACGTGCCTGTTATATCAAAAGAGCCGGTTGTTGAATTAGTCCTGTCTACAGTTGACGTTGCTCCAGCTGCAACTGATGTGTCTGTGAAGGGGTCTCCTCCAGATAGGGTTATTGTGTGAGAAGTATTATTTGTAAAAACTAATCTTCTGCTTTCTGCCTGAACACCAACTGTTAAAGTTATAAGTTGAGGCGGTGCTGCATTACCTCTTCTTCCAGTGGGAGTATGACCAAAAGTTGTTCCATTATAACCCTCCCATCTTCCAGTAGTTACGTTGTATATTAAATTTTGACCTGTAGTATTGTTAGTGTCGTACTTATTAGAGTCTCCAGCAAAACCTGAGGTCCAAGTACTTGGATGAAAGCTTCGGGTTGAATCCCCACCTGCACCCGTGTCTATTACGACCGAAAAAGATGTAATTTTATCAAAACCATTTGAAGCTCCTATCGCGGTGTTATTTTGAGAAGCTGTAAGGTCAGTCCCAGCAGTAAGAATATCAGAGCCTACTTGCCAAGTTTGACCTGACGGAACTCTTAGTCTCCAAGCGTTTCCAAAACTATTACTTCCTCCAGTTTGACCATCTGCTATTTGAAATATAGATGAACTATTTGGAGCTCCTGGACCAAAACTTGGTTGATAACTTCCAGACACAGAATTATCTGGATATAAATTTATGTTAGAAACAACCATTGTAGAATCGCCCCCTGTGGCTATCGTGGTAGTTCCCGTATTAGAAGAGTCTGAAACTGTAGATGTAAATGTTCTTTTCTGTGATTGCACATTGCCACTACCTTTTAATTCTACAGGTACGCCAGATGGACAAGTAAAGTTTAAAGGAGAACCATCTGTATTTATAATATTGTTTCCATCAGTATCCAATATAACTTTTTTATGGTTGCTGTTCTCAGACAAAGTTAATTGTCCTGTTATTGCACCCGTTAATTTAAAGTATTGCAAAGGCATATTTATTTTAGAACCTGCGAGCGTATTTAAATTACCTGCCGAACTTACCTCAGTAAATCCAATATTTGATATTAATGGTATTGCCATCTTTCACCTAATATTTGATTGTCTCTACAAAAGTAAAAACAGTTCCATTTTGATTAATCGCAATCGCAAAAGAAACTGAATTACCTAAACTTACTCCTTGCGAATTAGACGGATAAGTTAAAGTCAAAGTATTTGAAGAGCTGGTTTTATCTACGATTATATACTGACCTATAGCTAAACTACCTATTGCTAAAGTCAAAGCTACATTGTTACTTGAGGTATCCACTTTTTGATATATTGATTGTGCTGCACTTGGTGTTAATGTGGCAGTAGCGGATGTTATAGCACTAGGAACTGTAACAAGATTTGCATTTACATAAGTGCTTACATCGGTCACGGCAGCTTGAACCATTGTGCCGTTATCATTTATAATAACCCTATCTGCATCGGCTATAGTTGTTGCTGTCGCAGTAGTCGATCCATTTAACATATCTAAATTACCAGCGGCTCCATCTAGTAAATCAACTACATTTGCAGCACCCGAACCTTTACCATCTGCATAAATAAAACCTTTACCACCGTTGGGAATTGTTGTTGAGGCAGCTGACAATTCTTCACTTGTTCCACTTGTTCTTTGCCTAAAAACTATATTTTGACCAGTAGAGTTATGTACAATATAAAAAGCTTGTCTTGTTGCATCTGTTATCGTAAGCGTAGTTTCACTGCCTGGCGATCCAATTAATTTTAAAACTCTAGTGTGTCCATTTGATGTTTTGTCTCCATCATCAACATCTATATTCATATCACCGGACACTGTTATATCAGTTACACCATTAAGAGCTTTGTCGATAATTTCCAAATTATTATTGGTTGTTGTACCCCAAGTTCCCGATTGTTCGCCAACCCCTATGAGTTCTATTCCACTATTATCTGTATATGAACTTGCCATTTTTACCTCATGCGTCTATTTCTTCATACGTTGCTGTTGTTGATGGAGTAATCTCTGTGTAACTTTCGTTTGCACTTGGTGTGATTTCTGTGAAAGTTGCAACATTTAAATTTAAAGCTCTCCTTGCACTAACAACAATAACATCTTTATCAATAACATCTTCGTATAGTAACTCACCTAAAGTAGACTTTAAGAAAGCTAACTCTTGGCTAGATACTCCTACTGCTATCTTAATACTATTTGCCGTCTGTGTAAACTCTGCACTTTGATCACTTACACCTAATCTTATTCTTATACCACTAGATGTTTCGGTAAAATCGCCTAACACTTCAGCAGAAGAACTAACTATTTTTATTCCAATACTTGTTTCTGTAAACTCTGCACTTTGATCACTTGTGCCTACAGCTACTTTGATGGCATCAGTGGTCTTTGTAAAATCACTACTTATGTCGGCAACACCAGCTAGTATTCCAACACCAACCGCAGTTTTAGATGAAATGCCGCTCATGTCAGCAGATGTTATAGCTATTTTTATGCCATCTGTTGTTTTAGTGAAGTCTCCACTAATGTCGGAAGAACTTACAGCTATCTTGATACCATCTGTTGTTTGTGTGTTAGTGAAACTAATATCTGCATCACCAGAAAATGTTGCATTACCTACACTTGTTTGTGTGTTGTTAAAACTAATATCGGAAGAACTTACAGCTATCTTTATTCCATCAGTAGTCTTTGTAAATATTGCACTTTGATCCGCTGAACCTAGTCTAATTCTTTCAGCTACAGAAGTCTGAGTGTTATTAAAGTTCATCTCAGAAGTTCCTGCTGCAATTCC